AAGAATACCATAAAGTCTAGGTATAAACTTAGTGGTAAAAGTGCAACGCATCGCGGCGAAGTCAATCTACCAGAAGAAGGTGTGGCGGAAAGCTCGGATTGGGGAGGTCCATTGTACGATCCAGATTTGCAAAAGGGCAAAAAGAAACCCAAATTGTCCGATGTAGAAGTAAAGTTTCCCCCGAATGAATTTAAGGGAGAATTAGATTCTAAAGGTAGATTCACAAAAGACACTGTTAAAAACATGTTTGGTAAATTATCACCTGACGCAAAAGGTGTGGCTGAAGGTAACAATTCTAGCCCATACAATCCAGTGGAAGATTTAAAAAGAAAAAGTAATAAAGAATTATCTGACTTGATACAGTTCTGGAACCGTGCTTTAGAAAAAAACCCCGAACATAAAGTTGCTAGAGAACAACTTGGATTGATCAAAATGATTAGGGCAGAAAGAATCGGTAAAAAAGGTGTGGCGGAAGGCGCAGATGTTGAATATATTGTTGTTATCCGTGACGAACAAGGCAAAAGAAGTATTCGTGTTAGTGCCCTAACTCCTACTGATGCTAAAGAAAAAGCAGAAGCACAGGGTTATAAAGTGCTAAAAGTTAAAGATCCGAACGAATCTCATTATTTTAGAGAGCAAGGTGTGGCGGAAGGCTCGGGATCAGTGAAATCATGGCAAGTGAGTTTTGACTATGGTCCACATATGTCTGAAAGAATTGTAGTTCAAGCAAGTACAGAAAAAGAAGCAAGAGAAAAAGGTATACTTGCTGCTAAAAAACAAGGTTACAATCCAAGCATTAATTGGGTAAAACCTGTCGAACAAGGTGTGGCGGAAGGAAAAAATATGACAACTCGTAAAACACAAGTGGACGAGGGATATTATCCGATGGGTAAACAAGCAAGTTACAGTGACGCTATCCCTACAGTTAAAATTGTATTGCAGCATACTCGCCAAATTCAAGAAGGTGAACAACGATATAGAAATATAGCAAGAATATTCCTGGAAAACACACAGGGTGAGAGAATTCTTTGTCCTGTAAGTCGTCCGGGAATGGCACAGGTTTTTGCTAGACATTTGGCAGAAGGCGGTGTACCAAATGACGAACGTTGGAACCACATCAAAGGCTTATGTGAAGAATACAACAAAATGGCTGGATTTGCACGTGCAGTTAAGAATGGACAATTCAACGAGTCTGCTCAAAGATTAGTAGAAGCAGGATTAAATCATTTCTTGGGTTTAAGAGAAAGTTTGGGCAAGATGCGTGGGCATCGTGGCTATAATGCTTATTTTGAAAGTTGGACTCCTACATTGATGGAAAATGAAGGCGAAGAAACAAATCTAAACGAATTGTTTGTGCAAGAAACACTTGATCCAAGAATCGAAAGTGTAATGCCTATATTAAGTAAACTAAAACTTAACTTAGGTGAAATGAAGGAAGTTGATGAATTACAAGAATGGACTGATTCTATCCTCGAAGACGCAATAGATGATGCCGAGGCAATTAAAAAGAAAATTTCTATGCCTGCTTTCATGAGAAAGCAAAAAGGCAATGATTGGAAAGTATCTAAAAAAGAATTAGACACACTTCCCGCAGGTACTCGTACCACTAGTCAAGGTTTAGCCGCACACCAAAAACGTTTACAAGCTGGCGGAGAATTGGAAGAGCAAGGTGTGGCTGAAGGCTTCAGTGATGTTGTTAAGGGCATCAAGCGTAAAATAGCAGGCAAAGAAGATCCTAAAGAAGTTGAACACACATATAGGCGTATGGCAAGAAGTGCTATCAAACATAAGACTCCTGACCAAGCAGATAAGGCTATTGATCGATTTGTGAGAGTTTCTAAAGTTGTTTCTCCTGATGCCTTTCCACCAAATTATAAAGCACCAAAACGTAGCACCAATGAAGAAACACAATCACAGGGTGTGGCGGAAGAGCAAATAAATGAATTGTCCAAAGATACATTAAAGTCCTATCATAAAAAAGCAGTTGGTCAGTTAACCAAAGGTGATGTTAAAACTGACAAATTTGACAAGCGAGAAGCCGGTGCAATGAAAGCATACAAAAAGGCTTATGATGTTAAAGAGGATTTGGGACCTGAACAAAAAGCAGTTGGTCAATTAGGACCAACAGAAAAGGTCAAAAACAATAACATCGGCAAACTAGTTGGTGCAAATGAATCTATTGAACGTGATCCATTAGACGATTTAAAACGATTGCTGGGTAAATAAACTCAATAAAACCTCACTAAAAATGTGAGGTTTCCCGCATCTTGCATAAATAGTATTGACATTGATGATTATTAGTTTATAATCAATCTGTGTTTAGGCAAAAACATTAGGCTCAAACAAAGACCATCTTAATAAGGAGAACATTATGGCAAGTTTAGAAAAAATCCGTGCATTACTAGCACAACAAAACAAATCTCAAAAAGCCAATTCTGGCACAACTGACAACGCAATCTACGCACACTGGAATATGGACGAAGGTACTACAGCGACCTTGCGATTCTTACCAGATGGTGATTCTAAGAACGAATTTTTCTGGGCAGAAAGACAAATCATCAAACTCGCATTCAACGGCGTTAAGGGAGATCCTAACGCAAAGCGGGTAGAGGTGCAAGTACCATGCATGGAAATGTATGGCGAATCTTGTCCAGTCTTGACCGAAGTTCGTCCATGGTATAAGGATGAAACTCTTAAGGAGTTGGCAAACAAGTATTGGAAGAAGCGCAGTTATTTGTTCCAAGGTTTTGTTCGTCAGAACCCAATGGGTGACGATAAGACCCCTGCGAATCCTATTCGTAGATTTATCATCAGCCCACAAATTATACCCATCATTCAGTCAGGTCTAACCGATCCTGAAATCACCGAACTTCCTACACACTATACAAAGGGTCTTGATTTCAACATCAAGAAGACTAGTAAGGGTGGATATAGTGATTATTCTACTAGCAACTATTCTCGCCGTGAGTCTCCGTTGACCGAGGCAGAGCAACAAGCAATTGAAACACATGGTTTGTTTAACCTTTCTGACTTCTTACCAAAGAAGCCAAATGAGGCTGAATTGCGTGTTATCAAAGAAATGTTTGATGCAAGCGTAGAAGGGCAACCATACGATCCAGTTCGTTGGGGACAATACTATCGTCCATACGGCCTTGACCTTGGTTCGAACAACGCTACAACACCAGCGCAACCTACTACTAAGGTAGAATCCAATGCAGAACCCAAAGATACTGATTCTTCTCCCCCATGGGATGAAGCAGACACTACTGCTAACACACCTGTACAGGTTCCAGCAAAGTCAGTTTCAAGCGACAAAGCAGCAGATATTCTAGCCATGATTAAGGCTAGGCAAAACAAATCTGCTTAATCGATAATGGGGCTACGGCCCCATTATTAATAGGAGAATTATAATGACACTCCCAGACGAGAGATTTCGTGCCCTTAAACAAGGTAAAAAATTAATAGAAGAGTTATGCGATCCAGGACGCACACCCAGAGTTCCTTCTTTAGTAAGAGATAAAGCCCGTGCTATATTAAGGCATTATCCAAGCGACTATGAATTGGAAAGAATTGCTGACGGTTGTCCTGAATATCTAGACAAAATCACGTTTAGTGATAAACTATTACTACGTGGATTACACAAACAATAAGGAGATATGAATGGTTAAACCTTTTGACCTATCAAAATTTAGAAAATCAATTACCAAATCAATTGAAGGAGTAAGCATAGGATTCAATGATCCTACTGATTGGATCTCTACGGGATCATACTCTCTCAACTATCTTATTAGTGGAGACTTTAACAAAGGTGTTCCATTGGGCAAAGTAACTGTATTGGCTGGACAATCAGGTTCAGGTAAGAGTTTTATATGTTCTGGCAACTTAGTAAGGAATGCACAAGAACAAGGAATCTTTGTAGTATTAGTAGACTCAGAAAATGCGCTTGATGAAGCATGGCTTCACGCATTAGGGGTTGATACTAATGAAGATAAGTTATTGAAACTTAACATGGCTATGATTGATGATGTTGCTAAAATGATTAGCGAATTCGTAAAAGAATACAAGACGTTAT